GGATACCAGTCAATTCTTGACTTGGGATACGACAGGTTCACTACAGTCTTCGCCGGCGGTCATGACGGTGTTGATATTAAAGAGATGGAGCCCTTCGGAAATATGCTTATGGCAGGAAAAGATGAATTCTCAAGCTACGAGTATAACACAGTTAAGCGCGCTCTTAGAGCAGTTGCTGACCCCGAATTCGTTGAAATGAACTTGCTGGCATTGCCCGGTATTAAAACTGACGGACTCACTAAGCTGGCCACAGAGGTCTGTGAAGAGCGCGGTGACTCCCTTGCTATTATTGATATCACGGGTGATTACACGCCTAGGACCGAATCAACTGATAGTGTTGCAAACCGACGTGGTGTTGTTTCCACTGCAGTAAGCAACCTGAAAGACAGAAAATTCAACACAAGCTATGGTGCATGCTACTATCCTTGGGTCCAAATCCGTGACACCATCGATGCTGCGACACTCTGGGCACCCCCCTCGGTTGCTGCACTGGGAGTGATGGGATCCTCGGAGAGAGCATCAGAAGTATGGTTCGCTCCTGCAGGATTCAACCGCGGTGGCCTTTCAGACGGTGCAGCTGGCATCCCAGTTGTGGGTGTCCGCCAGAGACTTTCCAAGAAAGACCGCGACCAGTTGTATGAGCAGGGTATTAACCCAATTGCGAAATTCCCATCAGAAGGAATTGTAATCTTCGGCCAGAAGACATTACAGGCCCGTGCCTCAGCACTTGACCGAGTCAATGTCCGTCGATTGATGATCTACCTCAAGAAGGAAGTTTCTAGAAGAGCAACACAGGTACTCTTCGACCAGAATGTCGAAGCTACTTGGAACCGCTTCAAGGCACTAGTTGAACCACTACTAGCTAGCTGCAAAGCTCGCTTTGGTCTAACAGAGTACAGGCTTATTCTTGATGAGACAACGACTACTCCAGACTTGATTGATCAGAACGTCCTGTACGCGAAGATCATGCTTAAGCCTGCTAGAGCGATTGAGTACATTGCCATCGACTTTAACATCATGCCAACTGGTGCTTCTTTCGATGACTAAAAGAAGGTAAAAAAAGCTACAAATCATTTTTGATTACTATATAATGTAAAGGAGACATTGAACAATGGGATTTTGGACTGAAACAGGCGCCTCTTTAGGACGCGACCCGAAAAGAGGGTTTAGATTTATCGTACAAGTTACGAATATCGGAGGAGGAGCTTCAAGCGATGCCACCGCCGGCGGAGGTATCATGTGGTATGCAAAGACTGTAGATAAGCCTAGCTTTGAAATCAGCACAACTGAGCATAACTACCTGAATCACAAGTTTAACTATCCCGGCCGTACTAGCTGGTCTCCTATCGCACTTAAAGTTGTAGATCCCACAAGTCCTGACATGGCGGCTACCTTCTCTGACATTATCACTGCGGCAGGTTACCACCCCCCGGTCGATGCGAATGACCACACTTCAATGCAGAAGGCACTCGCAACAACCGCACTTGGCAACGTAGTTATTACGCAGATTGATGCTGATGGTAACGCACTCGAAAAGTGGACACTCTGGAACGCATGGATCTCCAAGGTTAACTACGGTTCGCTAGACTACAGTTCTGACGATCTCACTGAGATGGAAATCGAACTGGTTTACGATTGGGCCAAGCTTGAAACAGCCGGCGCCTCCGAGTACGGCGATCCCGGTGGAGCCCCCGGCTCACCCACAGGTAACAGCTTCTTTGCACCGGACGGTAGTTCCGATCCTAACCCATCTGATGGCGGTGGACCCGGATTCTCCTGAGATTAGAGAAATTAATTAAGACATTATAATGAAAAGAGAGGTGATAATTGTCTAGAAACAATGAAGATAGGTTGACTCCCACAACGGGAGCTAGCCAAGACGCAGCTACAGAAACGCCCCCTCCAACGACGAACACAGAAAATGAAGCTTCAGCAACTAATGCTGGTGCTTCCTTTTCTTTTGTTACGCCAACGGAGTTTGTAGATATTCCATCAAAGGGCGAGTTCTATCCAGAGGGGCACCCTCTACATGGAATTGAAACTATTGAGATTCGTCATATGACAGCTAAGGATGAGGACATCCTGACTTCCAAGACTCTTCTCAAGAAAGGTATCGCGCTTGACAGGATGCTTAAAAACATCATGGTTGACAAAAGAATCGATACATCAACAATGCTTGTCGGAGACAAGAACGCACTTATTGTGGCAGCTAGAATTAGTGGTTATGGTGCTGAGTATGAGACAAAAGTAAACTGTCCCTCGTGTGGAGCGACCAACGACTCTGTGTTTGATTTAAATGAAACGCACAATACAGAGGTCACCCTCTATCAGGAACTAGAATCCGTTGAAAGAGTGGGTCAATATTACGATATTTTACTTCCTCGATGCGGTGTCACAGTCAGAACTAGATTATTAACTGGCGTTGACGAACAAAAGCAAGCAAGAAATGCTAGAATGGCTAAAAAAGCCGGCCTTGAAAAAGGAGAACAGACTCTCACAGGTCAGTTCCGTCAGTTTATTATTGCAGTAAATGGAGATAGCACACAGAAGTCAATCTCTGCTTTTATTGATGCAATGCCCGCATCCGATTCGCGTTTTTTGCGAACTACGTATAAGGCCATTACACCAAATGTAGATATGAACATGTTATTTGAATGTGATTCATGTGGATATGACTCTGTTATGGAGGTTCCGTTCACTGCGGACTTTTTTTGGCCTAAGTGATGACTACATGCAGCAGGTGTATGAATCCTTCTTCTTCTTGAAATACAAAGGAGGGTGGAGTTTCACCGAAGCATACAGTCTACCAGTAGGATTAAGGAAATGGTTTGTAAATAGATTAGTAAAACAGCTAGAAGCCGAAAATAAAGCTTATGAACAAGCATCAAAGAAATAATTGGCTTCTCCCTTCACACCCACCCTCACGGCAGTTTTACAAATTTTATTTACTACTTAAGGCCGGGAGTGTTTCACTCCCGGCTTTATTTTTTTAAATTACTAATTACTTATAATACGAGGAATGATATTTAAATGTCTAAGTTAAACGAAGATGAAATAAACAACGAAATCGTCATCGATTTTCATCAACTAAGGAACCCGGAGCTTCGGGAATCTTTTCTATCTGCTTTTGGTCATATGATCAAGGGACTCCTTGGTTCTATTTTCGGACCCAACGAGCCGCCACGCACCCGTGTTAGGGGCGAGCGTAGAGAAGTTGCCGCATTTGCACAGGCACTAAAGGACGAAGGCAATTACATCAGAACTTTACAAAGGTATGATTTAGATAATCCCAGAACTCATAAAAACAAGGCGAAGTTAAAGAACAGTGTAAAGAAGTTCGAAAAAGAAACGGGTGTTAAGTGGCCATTCGCTACGTAGGGGGACTAGGCTATGGCAAATGGCAATGATAATAACAACGGCGCTGATCCAAATCAAGTAAGAAAGGGAACTGCCGCGCTCAGTGAGCAAGAGCAGATACTCGAAAAGCTTGGAGTTAAGCAAAAAGACAGCATCGAATCCCTTAAAGCGCAAAATCAGCAGCTTCAATCAGCGGTTCAGACTTTACAGTCCCTAGACAATGTTGAAATGTCGCGCAATCGCCGAGCGAAGCGCCATAATGATATGGTGCAATACCAGTTAGATATTCAAGACAACATACTCAAAACGCTACAGCTAGAGTATGAAGAAGCAAAGAGACTGGGTGAGCTAACAGACCAGCAGATCCAACTGTACGAGACCCAGCTAGCGTCACAAAAAGAATTAACTGAAGAATTAGAAGCTCAAAAATATATCTCTGAAGGCATGGCTGATGCCCAAGAAGACATTGCTTCTGCTGCTTTAAAATTCGCTGGTATCACGGGCAAGATGAACTTAACCGCTAAGTTCGCCGGTGTAATAGGACAGGCAGGCTCTGTTGCAGATGCCTTCAGAGACATCAAAGATGAGATGGCAGCAACAGCGTCCAAGGCAATGGTGGTTAACGCTACTTCGGCAAAAATCAGCGAAGGAATCATGGGCATTGTGGCCATGATGATCGAACAAGCTATCGCTCTTGACAATGTTATTTCTTCAACACAGCAAAATTTACATGTAAACAAAGAATATGCTAGCACAATTGACGAAGTTTACCAAGCACAAAAACTAAACGGCCTTACCGCAGAACAGGCTGGACAATCGTTTGCTAGCCTTCACACACAAATGTCCTCTTTCTCACAACAAACCGGAGAGATGCGTGGTCGAATTGCCGAGACCGGTGCCCAGTTGTCCCAACTAGGTGTCAACGCCGGTGACTTTGCCAGCAACATGGATCTGTCAGTGCAAGCCCTCCGAATGTCCGCTGACGAGGCACGAAGAACACAAACAGATCTTGCCCGGTTCGCCGGCGAGTTGGGTATGGCGCCAGAAACAATGGCTGCAGGCTTTAAGAACGCCGGCCCAAGCCTAGCCAAGTTTGGAGCAAATGCTGTCAAGTCATTCAAGAATGTCGCCAAGGCTGCAAAGGAAACCGGTATTGAAATGAACCGGATTATGGATTACACGG